CGGCTTCCAGTAAGGCCCGCGCCCGCTCCTGCGCTGGACACGTCCTGGCAGGGGAACCCTCCGCAGACCAGGTCAACGGGAGTGAGGTTTGCTGCGGTGGCTCGTCTGACATCGGTCACGCTCCGGTCTGCATCGGGCCAGTGCTTCGCGAGCACTCGCCGGCAGAACTCGTCGCTTTCGATTTGCCACACGACTGGTCCGAGCCCTGTGTCGGCAAAAGCTGTCAGAGCTCCACACGATCGAGCCCGTGTTTTCGTCGTTGCCCACCTTGCGAGCAAACCGCTGGGGACTCCCAGACTCTCACGGATCACGGGAGATGTGGCGGAACCTGCTGCCAACGCTGACGGCATCGACATACGGAAGCAATCAAGGCGGCGCAGGTGGGAGAGTGGGAACGAAACGACAAAGCCTCAGCTCCATTCTGGGTGGACCGCTCTCCCCGCGGTGGATGCAGTGGTACATGGGTTTCCCAGACGAATGGACCACCAGCGAGCCCTCGGCAACGCCGTCGTCCCTCAGTGCGCGGAGGTCATCGGATGGATAGTGAGGGCGCTTCTAGGGAGGTAGACATGGAATCCACAGAAGACATCAGGAAAAGATTTTCTAAGCCGCTAGGTGAGCTTGAGGTCTTACCGACATTTTCCATGTGTGACTGGCCGGAGGAGTGCCTACTGGGGCCTATACGGGTTGACAAGCACATCGAGCCTGATGAGTCCTTTGAGGTGCCAGGCGAGTTGAATCCGAGGGCTGGGGAGGTGCGGTGGCGGGTTTGGTGCATTGTAGGGCAGGGGGATCAGAAGGGGGCGAAGTTTGGGGTGATAGTGAAGCGGGAGGAGCTGATTTTGCCTGCACTGGAGTGGATGCTGGGGTGGATACGACGATGGGCAGAGGGTGAGCCGAGGGGGGGGGCAGACATGAGGGTATTCAAATTCAAGAGCATTGGTGAGGTTCACATGGATGTGTTTGGGCCTTTATCGCCTGAAGTAGATTCTGCGTGTCACACATACGGTGTGTCGGTGATCCCTGAGTGGCAGAATTCGAAGGGCTCCCCCTCGGACGTGACGTGTGAGAACTGTCGTAGGACGAAGGTGTTCAAGGAGGCGTTAGCTCTGGCGGGATTGGGAGTTGTTGCTGAGGAAATGAAGAATCCAGAGGAGGTGAGGGGGCACAAGACGGCATTTGTAGGCCCGGCGATTGAGCCTCCCTCCGACGAGGACGTGCGTGGCACCATGATGCTGATGTGGGATGGCCTCGTGGCTGCCCAGTGGGACGCGCACGAGAGGGTTGGCTGGATTTGCCCTCGTTGCAGTGCTCGGTTGAGCCCGGATGAGCGGAGGTGCAGTTGTGAACCGTAGGGAGATCTTCCGTCTTGGAGAGTAGCCTGTGCTACGATGAACTGAGAACACATAACAGGGAGGAGTACACCATGAAGAAGGTACAGTTGGCAGAGGCGTTGCTGCGGCGCAAGGAGTTGCAGCAGAAGGTTGACCAGCTACGGCCGATCAAGGATCACGATCTGATCCGTGCGGTTGTTCGCAGGGTCAACGTGACTGACAACCTCGATGACATCAAGGCTGAGGTTCCAATTGTGACGATTGGGCAGTTGAAGGCTGCGTATGACTGGCACGCACGGCAGTTGCGCTTGGTCGATGCTGCGATCCAGCGGGCGAACTGGGAGACCACCATCGAGGTCCAGGAGTCGGTGATGGCTGAGTTTGCCGAGGATGCCTCCGGTGTCAAGGACGACAGGTTCGACTACGGAAGTGACTAGGTGACAAGAGACAGCAGGCAGTGGGCGCGGGGTGACGCGGGGCAACCGGCGCGTAATCCGGTTAGAAGGGACTGGTTTCTTCGTTGCACGACTGTGAATACACACCACGGCGACGGGCCGTCAGAACTCTGGGGGCTATCTTCAGGGTTTTGCCGGCCCGTTGCCACTGGACAGTTAATCCAAGGTGGATGCAAGGTTTTCTGGCCGACCTTAATGGCTGGGGGAACTGCTACTACCCGAGTCGCTGACGGTGAAGACCCGAGTACCCGATTGCTGAGAACATCCGACGCCCGACTGAGAGAACTCCGAATGACCAGCTCCCCGGACACTGCCTGCATTTTTCCCCACAGTCCAGCCTCTCACGCGCGACGCTCGCGCGCGCGGATTTAAGTAGTCTAGCTAAATTCATTAGCTGTGGCATTTGCCCAGCTTGTGGTATACATTGTGTGTGATGGTGCATTTTGCAACACGCACATGGTGCATAACGCAACACACCCTCCTACCCGGCCCTCGACCGGGTACGGCCAAATTCGGCACGATGCCGAACTGCGTTTTTCGAACGTGAGAAAGCCCCCGGAGTCAGGGTTCCGGGGGTTTTCGCTATATGAACCCAGTGGGGATGGAAGGAAGGTGGGTAATGGGACAGTGGAATGCTGGAGCTGATGTCTTCGACTTCGGCGCCTTGGCTCAGAATGCGACCGAGACTAGCGCGTGGAACCCTTGTCGCGGGGGTGAGAACTACCACTTCGCCTTGAAGTTCGAGAGTGCGGGGGCGGCCGACGTCTCCCTCAACTTCATCTACTGGCTGCACCCGATGGGTAAGTCGGTGACGAGTACCAACACCTTTGACCTCACGCCAGGGGCGACGGTGGGCAGCGACACCAATGACATCACAGTCGCGGTCAAGGCCAACGAGACTACGGCAGCGACGTGGCTGAGGTACGACCCACCGGATGAGATCGCGTATCCGTTCTGTGCTTACAAGATCTCGGTCACTGAGAACAACGTGGCGGCATGTACGAGCGTGATCGTCATCGTCTGCCGTAACAAGGCGTAGGGGGCTGTTATGGCCTGGAACGCATGGTCAGGTGGTGGTAGCGGGGGTGGGGGGACTGGGTCGTTGAAAATCACGGGCAATGTAGGTCTCGATGCAACGTTGCGTACCATCGTTGATGGTGAGGATACGTCGTCTATCCTTCAGCTTTCGACAGCACAGGTGAATATCGCTCCCACTCCCGGGAATGATGCTACGAAACCAAGCTTGAGCTTTGGGGATGGGAACACCGGGTTTTACGAGCTTTCTGATAACAATTTGGCCATTGCAATCGCCGGTGCGGCCAAGTGGTACTGTACAGCAGACTATTTTGGTGACAGTGATTCCACTGGGCCATCTCTGCGGAACGAAACATGCTCTGTTACAAATCCAACACTCCTCCCATACAGGAATGACCCAGATACCGGGATCGGCGGCAATGGATCCAACCAACTCTCCCTGATCGCAGGCGGCACCGAGGTAGCCCGCGCATCCAATGGTGGTTCCGCTGCTACCACGCAGCTCATCGTGAGTCCTGGAGCGACGCTGGGGGCAACAGCTACGCCATCGTTGGCGTTTGGTGATGGTGATACGGGGTTCTTCGAGGATGGAGACGATAATATTCGGGTTGTTATTGGGGCAACTCAGCACTGGTCATTTTTTGGCGGCGGGATCTACGGCATCAACACAAATGGCCCTCTGGTAAACAACGCTGCCTCTGCGGCCACAACACCAACTCTTATACCAGATAAAGCCGACGCCAACACCGGCCTTGGCGGGACTCCCGGGGACACAGATGCGCTCTCCCTAATCGCAGGCGGTGTCGAGGTAGCCCGTGCTTCCGAGGGTGGTTCCGCTGCTACCACGCAGTTCATCGTGAGTCCTGGGGCTACGCTGGGCGGGGCGGCTACCCCATCGTTGGCGTTTGGGGACGGAGATTCTGGAATCTTTGAGGACGGTGATGACACACTCAAGGTTTCTCTCGGGACCGCCACGAGGTGGACTTTCTTCGGCAATACAATCCTGTCCGCTAACTCAAACGGGGCTGGCATAGAGAGTGATGCCACATCAGCAACAAACCCGACCATTTGGCCGGACAGGGGGAATCAGGATACGGGAGTTGGTGCCGTCCCTGGAGCCGACCAACTCTCCCTAATCGCCGGCGGGGTCGAGGGGATTCGTCTCGACGAGGATGGTGACCTCTTTGTTGTGCAGCTCACCCGCGATGCTGTCCCGGCAGATGCAGTTCTCATCGCAGGTTCGGCGTGCTTCTACATGGATGAAACAGCCGGCAATCTAATGGTAAAGATCAAGGAAGAGGATGGTTCAACCGTCAAATCCGGCACCGTGTGTGCCGTGGCATAAGGAGAAAACATGGCTTGCACAGACCCACAGCAGATTCCTGAAAACAAGAAGTACATGATTGAGCAGGTCGTAGTTTCGATCTGCATCGACAAGGTAGAACTCTACGACTCGCACTTTGGCGGGACCGCCCCGGTTGATGACTACGAACTTGCCGAGCTTCTCTTGGCGAGGGATGTTCTCTCTCATCCTGGGAGCAAGGCACAAGTTTTGGCTGAAGCGGCTCAGGCTGAGCGGTGTGGAGACGGGAACGACACTGATTGGTCTTCTGTCACGTTCCCTGGAGCCAAGACTGCCATTGAGCCCATCTTCGACTTGATGGCATATGCCAACTTCGGGCCTGATCCGGTGGTTGTGTAAGGAGGATAGATGCTTCTGATTGAGGAGGACTTCCGGGATCAACTTCTGCACCTACTCGCTACTGGGAGGTGGCGACGGGTGACAGACCATCAACTGAGTGCTGTGGAGATGAAGCTGGCAGACCTTGAGCCGCTCATCCCGCCCACTCCCGAGAACGTAACCACAACTGAAGATGCGGGGGTGGAAGATGCCGACTAACAAGGAACTCAACAAGACAGTCGAAGAGCTGAAGGCAGAGGTGGCGGGGCTGAAGGCTGGGGAGACATCCTCCGATGGCTCGGTGTCCGTTGCCGATCTCACTGCCGCCGTGATGAGCTTGGCCGAGAAGGTCAACGCCATGGAAGAGAAGGTCGGACAGGACATCGCTCAGATCCAGATGTACCTCGGGTTCGACGTGACGAGAGCCTGTCGCTGCGATATCTGCATGGGCAGCACTGAGGCTGCGTTCGCCGTGGACAGGGAGGTGGCCTACGAGAAGAGCTTCGGTAGGCCGCACAGGGATGCCGCCAAGCCTCTATCTGAGGTTATCGACAACGCCCCCCGCATGAAGAAGGTGGTGTAGACATGCCGTGCAAGAAGAAGCCGCGCAAGAAAACCAAGAAGAAGACTCACAGGAAGTAGATGAGCGGTAGCTGCGAATTCTGCGCTGAGAGAGGTTGGGACCATCAGGAGGTGGCCGACCTAACGCAGACTTCGCTGTATTGGTTCACGTACTACTTCGTCTCAGACTGGGTTTCTCCTGGTTTGCACAAGGTGGTCTGTGACTGGTATCAGAAGAAGGTGGCTGCGGGACACAACAGGTTCCTCATCATGCTCCCTCGCGGGCACCTCAAGACGACCACCTTCACTATCGGGTTGCCGATTTTCTGGGCTAAGGACGACCCAGACGAGCGCGTTGGGCTCATGATGAACACCACCCAAGTCGCCTCTGAGAAGCTGCTCAGGCTTGAGGATGTCCTGTTAAGCCCCGCCTTCCGGCACTTCTACGGTCACCTCGTCCCCGACAAGACCAAGGGGCCGACTGCTAGCCGCTGGAACCGCACAGAGTGCAACCTTGTCCGGCCGATTGACTGGGAGGACGCGACGTTCACTGCGATGGGTGCGGACAAGTCGAAAACCGGCAAGCACTTCACCCGTCAGGTTCTCGATGATCTCGTTGACGGCATGGCCGAGGACTCTGCGATCCAGATGAGAAATGCCGTGGGGCACCTCGAGCGCTGTGAAGGCTACTGGGTCAACCGCAACCAAGATCACCAGCTCATTGTCGGCACCTTCTGGCCTGGTGGCCCTGATGGCTACTATGAGCAGATCGTGGCCATGAAGGAGTACACCAAGGTCGTCATGGGCTGCTATGTCGATGAGCGGTACCGCAGGTTCATGACCGAGAACGGCGTCGAAGTGGTGGACGCGAAGGATGGCGAGCCGATCTACGAGAGGGAGACCAAGGAGTCTCTCGACCGCGCCAAGGTCTTCTTCAAGGGCAAGTTCGTCCACCAGATGCTCAACCTGCCCTACGTCGATCAGTTCAAGCGTTTCAAGAAAGAAGACTGCAAGTACTACCACTGGACCGACGGGAAGTCTGCGATCATCCTCGACGGCGAGACTCAGGTGCCGATCTCGACCATGTACCGGCAGCTCACCATCGACCCCGCTACTGGAGTCTCAGCCAACACTGACGAGTCTGCAATCGTCGTCACTGGCTGGATCAGGGGCCTCGGTGTCGCGGTGGTGCTCGATGTGTGGGCTGACAGGGTTCTGATCAACGAACTCTGTGACATCGCCCTCAACATGGCTGAGAAGTGGAAGGTGCATGTGATGCGCCCAGAGGTCGCTGCCGGCCTCTCTGCCTTCGACAGCTACCTCAGAGATGCGATGATCAAGAGTCAGCGGCATTTCCCGGTAGACCCTGTCCGCCCCGGCATCAAGAGCAAGGCGGTCAGGATCATCGAAAACCTCCAGGGCTACGTTGCTAACCAGCAGATCAGGTTCCGACGCGACCAGCCCGCGATCATTCACGAGCTGACCAACCTCGTCATCTGGGACAACGAAATCCGGGGGCGCTCACCGAACATGGTCGATGCCCTCGCTTACCACCCTGAGTACTGGATGAGGAACCCACCCATTCGCAACACCGACGAGATCCGCTATGAGGAACCCAACTACGCCAAGGCCAAGGTGGACGACCGGCCGCGTTATGGCCTCTTCTCGCGAGCCCGACAGCTTGCTAGGCAGCATATCTGGAGATAGGGAGTAGTATGGAACACACCCTAGACCAACCCCCGGCACTAGAGGGCGGCGAGGTTGAGGCCGTAGAGGACATCAAGTTCAAGGATGACAAGGAGAAGAAGCGCCTCATCGGCGCCCTCGTTGACTCGATCGAGCAGGATCTCAAGGACCGTGAGCCGCTTGAGGAGACCGCCAAGATCGCCGTGGCGCAGTACCACTCGATGCTTGAGCCCGAAGAGAAGAACAAGGGCACGGACTCTGAAATCGACGTTCCCTCCACCCGTCAGTTCTGCGAGGGCGGCGCCGCACGGCTCATCAACCCGTTCATGCAGTACGAAGAGGTGTGGGCATCGAAGGCTCGCCGCGCCACCAAGGAGGCGTATGACTTCTCCAAGGGTGTAGACGAGTTCACCGACTACATCACCGACCGCGCTGAGTTTCGCAAGCACCTTGAGATGTCTCTGAGGCAAGCCGAGGTGTTCCCGAAGGTCACCGTCAAGTATGGGTTCACCCATGAGGTCGAGACCGTTGACGCCTACTACTGGGATCGCGACAAGGGTGGTGGTGTCCTCGAGACGCAGTGGGAGGCGAAGGCCGACGTCACCACCGGGAAGTACAAGACTAAGCCGAAGAGGGTGACTGTCCGCGCGGGGTGCTTCCCAGAGGTCATCCCCTGGGCCGACAGCATCCACCCCATGGGCGTCAGTGATCTCAAGTCTTCTCCTCGCTGGACTCATCGTACATGGCTGACCAAGGAGCAGATCCAGGCGAGGATCGAGGAGGGGATCTACGACGAGAAGGACTACGAGGATCAGGAGCCTATCCTCGAACGCCTCGGTGACCCCGACTCCAAGCCCGACCCGGAGCTTGAGCTTTCCGAGCCTGGGAAGGAACGGCAGGAGATCGCGGACAAGGGCAAGCTATTCGAGGTTCTGGAGAGCTGGACGACCCTCGGGGGCATGGAATCAGTCATCACCGTCGAGCGGGCGAGTCGATGCGTGTTCCGGGCCAAGAAGAACTGGTTCCACGAGTACAAGCGGCCTGCCGTGACTTGGTCCTACGAAGAGGTGCTCAACAACGTCGATGGCATCTCGCTGTGCTTCCAGCTTGAGCCTGGGCACAGGGCGATTTCGGCGATCCTCAATCAGCGCCTCGACGCTGCGTCCAGGGCGCTGTCGAAGATGGTGTTCATCTCTCGGCGCTGTGGTGCTGAGAAGTACTTTGATGACAACAATAAGCCCAGGGATGGTGTGTTCATCGTTGACTCGATTGCGAAGCTCAGAGATGACATCTACGAGCTTGACCTGTCGTCCGGGTTCCAGCAGATTCAGACGCTCGAGCAGGACATTCGCCGTGATCAGGAGAAACTCGCTGGCCTCAACCCGTACAACTTCGGCCAGGAGCAGATCGAGCGCCCAACCGCCACGGGTCAGGTGGCGCTGATCAACGAGGGCAACCAGCCCCTTTTCAACCGCCTTGAGAGCTTCCGCGCATTTCTCAAGGATGGGCTCCTGATGCAGCTTTCTCGCTACCGGCAGTACTACCCGACTGGGATCAAGTACTACGTCCAGTCCGACCCGAAGAACCAAGAGCTGACCGAGAAGGTGCTCAAGTGGCCTGCTGAGTTCTGGCGCGATCAGATCATCGTTGAGACCTATGCCTCTTCGCAGCGGATCAACAAGGAGCTGCGGAAGCAGGAGTGGCTGGCTCTCGTGCAGGCGGTACCCCAGGTTCTCGACAACCTCCTCAAGTACATGGAGATCGCCTCTCAGCCTGGGCCGCTCGCTCCTGTCGCCGCGAAGTTCGTCACTTGGTACCTCAACTTCGTGATCCAGCCGTGGATGCACGAGTTCTCGGTTCTCGGTAAGGAGTTCCTTGATGTTACGCAGGATTTGCAAGTGGGTCAGATGTTTACCGAGATCATTGAGGGGCTCCAGCAGCAGTTGGGCATGGCTCAGCAGCAGGGAGCCGAACTCGAAGCCAAGCTCGGAGAGGTCACAGGACAACTCAACTCCCTGGCCGAGCACTATCTCCGGACTACAGGGGAGGTACCCCCCATACCTGAGAGAGACGCTGGACAAGCTGAAGCGCTTCCCCCAATGGAAGGTGCTCCTCCAGGAGCTGGAGAAATGGCACCTCCAACTGGCCCAGGCGGTGGAGGGTTCTGATTTGACTAACGAGGAACGCCTTGAGATTGCTGTCGAGATGCGAGTGATACGCCGGCTCTATGTGCTCATGGCTCAGGAGCCGAGAAAACTGAAGGATGGAGAGGAGAACCGGGATGACTGAAACAGCGATTGCAGAAGAGGGCACCGCCGTAGAGGCCACTGAGGGCGATTCTACGGCTCCAGAGGCTCAGGCTGTACCAACTGCGGTTCCTGACGCTGAAGCGCAGGAAACGGCCCCAGAAGCCCCAATAGAGGGCGCTACGGAGACTCCACGGCCAGCGTGGCTCCAGGATGTGCTCAACTACAGACCTGATGTGCCGGATGAGCCAGCGAAGCCTGGAGATGCACCGACCGCGCCGGACTTCACCGAGTCGTCTCTGGATCAGCACACAATCGACCAGATCAAAAACCTTATCGCCACCGAGCGGACAGACATGGAAGGCAAGATCAGGGATGAGATCGGTGCCACCAGAACCGAGGTCAGGCAGCACAGGGCGGCAGAGGTCGAGAAAGCCCTCGGTAGGACGACCAGCTTCCTCGACAACCACTTCTACCCAGAGGTGCTCGCGAACGACCCCGAAGTCATGGGTAACAAGACGGTGCGGGGCTACGTTGACTTCTTCGCCGGCAAGTTCACCGAGCAGGCGGTACAGATCGCCAGGCAGTACGGTGACACCGGCCGAGCCGAGTTCATCGAGTCGCCGATCTTCCAGGCTCTCGTCGTCGGTGGTGCCAAGGAGCTTCACAGGATCACAAGCGGTGCGCCGTCTGATGCTGCTCCAATCGAGAAGCCAGCGGCGCCTGCCGGAGCCCACGTCGAAACCAGCGCCTCTCCTGCCGGTGACTCCGGAACCTCGCTAGATCCAGAGGTTCGAGCCTGGCTCAAGAAGCGTGGCATCTCCGAAGCTGACCACATCAAGGACATCAAGGAGTACGGCTCCGACGTGGCGTACGACGGCGAGTAGGGGGGATCATGGGACAGGGACAAGCACTAGAAGTACCGGACGACAGCACAATCACGGTTGAGAAGGCTCGACGCCGGAAGGTTGAAGCCAGTGACATCGCCCGTGAGCCTCAAGATCTGCGCGAAACAGAGGCTTACAGGCAGGCGGTGAAGAACTTCAACGCATACTGGGACCGTGAAGATACAGTCATCGACATGGCCGCTCCCGAGATCAAGCAAGTCAGGGTTTTCATGGAGGCCCACCTTGCCGAGGTCTTTGGTGGTGGCTACTACAAGTACACCGTCGGGATGTTCACGGAAGAGGACATCCCAGGCATGAGGACCATTGGGTATCAGGTGCTCACCAAGTCCCTGTTCCCTGACGGTTCTGATGGAAAGCCAACCATGAACGACTCAATCGCCCGCAGTCTTCACTGCTTCATTCACGTTGATGGCACTATCCGCTGGGGACGCTCGGGGGAGATCCTCCTCTGTGCAATCAAGAACGAGAAGCGCGAACTCCACTTGGAAAACGTCAGAAAGCTGGCCAAGAAGAACTTCGAGAGAGCGCTCCCGCAGGGTACGGTCGATGCAGACAAAAAGGCGGCTCAATCCGCAGACTTCGAAGAGAAGGGCTACGCGGAAGGCCACGACATCGCTATCAGTAGGGAAGTCGTCAAAGCTCCTCGCCCTGGAGCTGAGTCCGGGTTCGTTCCGGCAGAGGGCGAGAGCGGGGAGGCTTTCTTTGATGAAGAGTAAGGAGACCTAACATGACTGTGACTGCGAGCTATCTCGCAAAGAACCCGCAGATCATCTCCACAGGCGGCGCCAGCATTGAGGATCGAATCCAACTCATCCCAGAAGCGGACTCGCAGACTTTCAAGGCTGGACAGTTGGTCTATATCGACACAACCAACTGGAGAATCAACGCCTGCGCTGATGATGCGGTTGTCATCTATGGCATCGCCCTTGAGGACGGCGCCAACGACACGAACAACGCCAACATCGCCGTCTGCCCGATCTACCCAACCGACATTGTGCGGATGAGGGTTTGGAACAGTGGGGCTGAAACGACTACCACCAACTGTAGCCACACCCAGTTGATCGGTGTCGAAGTGGACTCGAACATCTGCTACGCAGAACTCGACAACGTCACCAACGATGCCCTCTTCTTCGTTGCCGCCGAGAAGAACGCCAAAGGCGCTCACAACGTCTGGGGTCATTTCAAGTTCATCTCCAGCGTTCTCCAGGACGCTGACGGATCGAACGCGGCGTAGGGGGTAGATCATGGCAATGAACACAACCACTTGGTCCAAAACCGTAGGTCTCACCGACTACGAAAAGCCCATGAAGGTCGAAGCCGCGAAGGGTTCCGAGGTCTGGAACTACCCCGACATCTTCACCATGGGCAAGATGAACAAAGCCGGCCAGATGAAGTTCTACCACTACACGGGTCTCGGAGTGCCGAACCTGCGTACTGAGCTTCAGCCAGTCGTCTTCAACCAGGGCTACGAGCTTGGTGACTACACCATCACCGCCGTCAAGTACGCCCTCGGCTTCGTGATCTCCGAGGAGTGGGAAGAGGACAACACTCAGATTCAGGGCCTCCTGAAGAAGATGACCAGCTCAGTCGGCACCGGCATGAGCAACGTTGACGCCTCTGTCACCGCTTCTGTTTTCGATAACGCCTTTGATACCACCAATTACCCAGGCTGGGACTCGAAGGCCATGTGTGATTCCCACACTGCCAACGATGGAACGGCCATTGACAATGACCTTGGCCCCACCTCGATCTCGAAGGACACCCTTTGGGATATGGTCCGGTACTTCGACTACCAGATCTACGATGAGGCCGGTCTCGAGGTCAACGACATGCCGTGGCGTCTGGTCACCCATCCGACGAACCGCGAGACTCTCGAGAAGATCCTCAAGTCTCCGCTCGAGTCGGACACTGGCGACAACAACGCGAACACTCTCAAGGACAAGGGCTTGAAGGCGTGCTATTGCCGGAAGCAGTCCTCCACAACCTCCTTCTTCGTCCTCGGCAAGAAGATGAAGGAGCACCTCTTGTTCATGGTCAAGAAGCCCTTGACCGTCAAGTGGAAGGACGCATTCGAGGTCATCGGCCGGAAGTGCCGTAACCACAAGCGGATCGGGTACGGATTCACCGACTATCGGTTCATAGTGGGGAATCCTGGCGCGTAGGTAAACGGGGTGCATAAAACACCGCGTTCAATCGAGGGGGCGGGTCGAGCCGAGCTAGGCTCGCCCCTTCCTCACAGTGCCCGCTGGCCTGTCTCGGCAGGCTGTACCGAAAGGGAGTGGGCGGTTACAAACGAAGGAGACATGAGATGACGACTTTTGGTGATCAGGTTTTCCAGTTCGGCGGCGTCCCGGTTGGGGGCGGCGCTCTTGGCATGGGTATCATGGGTGGCTCAGCCACCGTGTTCTTCGTGGACCCTGCTAATGGGTCTGACAACAACAGCGGCAAGAAGCAGGACATCGCGATGGATACTGTTGGTGCCGCCTACGCTCTGACGACCGATAAGCAGGGCGACGTGATCCACTACCTCAACGATGGCAACACCACGGGCTCATCCCGTGAGGCGACCATTCCGCTGGTGTGGTCCAACGACAACACGCACCTTGTTGGTGCCTGCGCTCCGGTGCCGATGTCACAGCGGTGCCGCGTCACTCCGGTGGCTACTGCGGCTCTGACCGAGGAGCCGGTGATTGAGGTGACTGGGCACGGCAACACGTTCTCGAACCTCCAGATCGCTCACTGGGGTGCAGACACCAATACCATCGGCGCTCGCGGCGTGGATGTCTCTGGCAACCGCAACTACTTCTACAACGTCCACTTCGTGGGTGTCCCAAATGCTCACACTGGTGACGAAACGGACTGTTGCGACCTTCTGCTCACTGGCTCGGAGAACATGTTCGAGCGGTGTTACTTCGGTGCCAACACTGTGACTCGCTCGACCACCAACGCCAACGTTGAACTTTCCGGCGCGGCCACCCGCAACTGGTTCAAGGACTGCTTTTTCACCGTGTACTCTGACAATGCCGGTGTGCTGTTCGTGAAGATTGACGGCTCGGGTGACATCGACCGAGAGGTTGTCTTCGACAACTGCATCTTCTACAACCCGACCGGCGCTGGCAGCACGACCATGACTTCCGCGATGAACGTTCACGCATCCGCAGGTGGCGATGTGATCATCAAGGACTGCGCTCTTATCGGTGCTACTGATTGGGGGGCTGGAACCGACGAAACCAACATTTGGCTCATGTGCCACACCCACACCGACGCCGGTGACGTCGCCAATATGGGCATTGCTACTACCATCGACACTGCTGAGTAAGACGATGGTAGACATCACTCAGGCTTGCGGAATCTGCAAAGGCGCTGGAGAGATTAAGATTAACCCTGTTGGCGGCGGCGGAACTCGTCCGTGTCCGCACTGTGGGGCTAGTGGTTCAATCTCGGCTGGAGAGATTGATCTCTCACGGCTCACCACCAAGCTCAACCGCATTCTTCGGATTCTCGAGGGTGGCGAGAAGGCCACCACCAAGAAGAAGGGCTAGCAATGCCCCAGATCGAACTCTGTTTCGAGTGTGGTGATGAGGTCCCACGAGAGACTCTCGTCAGGAAACTGCGCCCGTATGGGTATCGGTCTGGAGTCAACCAACTGCTCTACTCGAGCTACAACAGTGCCTTCTGGACGTGTGACGCGGCGGATGCCGGCGAGGTCTCAATGGGGGTCTACGCTGACGAATTCCGTCCCTACGTCACTGATGGCACTACGCTGACCGAAGCCAGGGGCTCCCAGACGTGGACGGGGGCCTCTGGCACTTACCGCTCTACGGTTGCTACCGACCTGAGCGGGAACACCAACCTTCTCTTTGTGACGTGGGTTGGGGCCTACCACGCCGCTACTGTCCAGGAGATCAGCGCCGTACTGGGCGTATGCACGTCTGACGGCGTTTCTAAGGAGGCTCTGGGCACCTGGACGGTCCCTGGTATGCGTGCGTGCTGGGTGACGTATCCAGTCGCCTCATTGAGCGCTGCGGTGACCCCCTCAAGCTCAGCCGTCTACTTCTATGTTGACATCACCGCGACCAACGCCACTGATGACTGGTGGATCGACCACCACTGCGTTCACGATGCCGTCAAGCCAAACTGGGATCATCTCCCATTCACAAGTGGGACAGCGGCAAGCTATACCGGCAACTCCTTCAATATGCTGTTGCCGGTCCTCTGCCCCAAGTGCGCTCCCGAGTACCTCCACAAGCCTTCTGAGTTCGAGGGCGACCCTCGGTTCGAGGACATGGTGGACATTCGGGAAGAGATACAGGATTTGTAGAATGGCGATCTCAAGACTCACTGGTGCTGACTACATCTCTCGTGGTCGGAAGGCCATGGGCAACCCATCTACCGACGACTGGTCTGACGCTGAGATCCTCCAAGTAGTCCAGCAGGCTGAGGTTGACGTTGCCCTGCGCCATCGGCCCCCAGAACTCAGAACCTCAACTGACGTGACCACCTCGTCAGGAACGGCCACCTACGAACTCTCCGTCCGTCCCCTATGGATTGAGGAGCTTGCCAAGAACGTCACTGATGGCAACAAGGTGAAACCAACCTCCTGGACAAGCTACATGAACCAAACCCAAGGCACGACGGCACCGCAGGGCACTGTCTACAGGTACCTCGTGAATGGGACGGGTTCGAATGACAGGCCGCAGGTTTCGTTTCTCTCGACTCCGAACGGCACGAAGACCATCCGCTTCTGGTACGGGCAGTTCCCGACCGGGGTACAGGCGAATGGAGTTGGCGGCGCTGCCGCAGATACCTACTCCTTGCTGCCGCAGAGGCATGACAACGAGATCCTGCAACACGCCATCAAGCTCCTACTCAACGAGGACCAGCAGAGGTCACAAATCCAGGCTCAGGAGCGAGCTGAGGGCGAGGCCGCTGGGCTCGCTGGCAGGGGCGGCCAGGGACCGCCAGAGCATGAGTTCGCACTCCAGAGCCGGGTGGCACCTAGCACCAAGGCCGGGACAAGGCGGAAGTACTGATGCCAATCGACAAGTTTGCCGGTAAGCCCCTGGGGAACGCAGAGAGCTTTGCTGAGCTTTCAGACAAGCTAGTAGAGTCACCGGAGCTGAAGGCGTTTGTGTCGAATTGGATTCAGTCGCAGGCGTACAAGTCGGAGCTTGCGTTCACGAAGCTGAATGACACTGAGCCCATGGATTTCAAGCGTCGCGGCGGGCATGTGGTGAAGATCGGCGACCGAGCCGACGCGGTGACAACAAAGCCGTGGCTCGATGCTATCTGCTGGCACCACAGCAAGACTGAACTTGAGGTTGCCGGTGCCGGCACGGAAGTTGAGGTTGCGCTGGACGTGAAGCTGGAGACTCACGGGTTTTATGATGGGCTCAGGGTTACCATTCCCAGGGGCCTCGATGGTTGGTATCTCCTGAGCTTGCAGGTTGGGTTGGCTACCGGGGACCTTGCCACTGGCGGGTTCGATTCGTCGTATATTATATACACGATTAAGGTTAACGACGTTGTAGCTGCTCGGTACGCCAAGGTCAATAGTGCCACTGCTGGCTACCAGCCCGAGGATAGAGCGGCTCACGTCGGTCCCGTACTGCGGTATCTCCAGTCTGGGGACTCGCTGTCTATCCACGCCACACATAATGTTCTGGACGGCGCTAATCCAGAGACATCGACTATGGACTTCGATTTCTACGGTGGCTTCATGGGTCTTGGCTCTGGCCGGTATGAGGCTGTGGCAGGAGGCGGGGAGGGCTGATGGCTCGAGAGAAGAAATACCGCCGCTTCAGCCTTGTCAGGGCCAGTGAGAACCACCGGCACCACGAGGTTGACTCGCAACTCCCTCGAGTCTCAAGAATCAAGAACTGCTACCCGGCAGTTGGTGATGCCTGCCCAATGCTGCGCTCTAGCATGTCCGGGATGAGCACTACGGCGCTGGCTGAGAACATCACTGCGACTCTCACAGAGTTCCAGATCGGGTACGTGACGAACGCCACTGGGCAACTTGTCTCGTTCACCAACCTTGCGCCCTGGACTGGGAGTGGAGCCACCAAAACCATCGCGAGTTCGGTCTACAGTGAGGGCTCGGTGGTGGTGAACACAGGCACAACGACTGTCACCGGCACCAGCACCAACTTTCTCCGTGAGGTCTGGGTTGGGTGCTGGGTGCTCTTCTCTGGGGATACTAACTACTACGAGGTTGCTTCCATCACCTCTGACACTGTGCTCGTGTTGGCGACGAACAAGGATGGGAACTACTCTGGCAGCGCTTACGAGGTCTACAGGACCCACAATCGCACCAATGTGCGCTCGGCGTTGAACATCGAGGAGTTCGGCAACTGGATGCTGTACTCGGTCAACCGTCCTACGAGTGCAATCGCCGCATCTCAGATCTCTGGCCCGTTTGTCCAGAAGACTCAGGCTCTCGCCAGCTACACATGGGCTGTTGATTACCCAATTGCGGCGATTGTGGCAATCGAGTGTGACGGCACGAACTGGGTCAGGAGCGGCCCAAATACGGATGTCCAGTACACGACCGATCCTAGTGGGAGTTGGTCGAACTCTGGGGGCATTGCTGCCTCACCGGCCGCGATCACCCTGGCTGAGGGCGGGAAGTGGCTCGCTATCGACAGCACTGTGGCCTACCTTTCGTCTGATGGCACGGCCGCGACATTCGTAGATGGGGATGCCGTTGATCTCGAGATGACTGTCTCGTGTACCGCCGTTAGGTATGACGCTGCTGGCGGTGTTGGTGGTAACTGTTACGTTGCGGTTGGTCCCGACAACATTGACGTGAGCGAGGATTTGACAGGCAACTGGACAAACTGGAGCCGGTCAGGAGGCTGGGAGGGCGTTGACTTCGGGTCTCGCTGGGTTGTTGTTGGACGGTACGGAAAGGTCACGGTTGCTTCTGATCCCACTGACACATGGCAGGATGAGGAGTCGAGCACTGACGAGCACCTCTGGGCTGTAGCGTGCTCGTCCACGGTTGACGTGGCGGTTGGGAGCCGCAACACCATTCTGAGGAATGTAGACGCATCGGGCTGGGAGCAGGCCGCGTCCCTTGGTTCTCCTCCAGCGGTTCACTGGAATGACGTTCGCTGGACTGGCACCTACTTCTTGGCTACTGGCTGGGCCGGTAATCAAGGGTTCATGTACTACAGCCAGGACGGGGACAAGTGGTATGACTTGGCCACCTCTCAGCCTGACGGCAACCCAATGAGGCTTGGATGCCCCAAAAACGCAGCGATGGACAACATCTACGCGTACTCCTACTCTTACGACGCCTCATCTTCAAGCCATAGGCACCTTGGGCATTACGCGTCAGTTGACGCAACCCCAGAGGTCCAGTTTGGGGATTTCCAGCCCATCTCTGATGCCTACAGGGCCAGGGCCTTCTGTGTTGCCGGGTCTCCTGGGTATGTGATGTTGGCTTGCGTCCTGGAGTGGGACGAGCAGTCGAGCACTTGGCAGCTACACACTCGCCGCGTCAGGTGGACATCCCCAGGGACCGTCCAGAACTTCGACGGCGAGGGAGCTACGTTCCTTGACTGTCCTGGAGTTGGCGCCCTTCGGGACATCCACTCACTGGGTAGCCACTGCGTTCTTCTCGAGGAGAACGGCATCGGACTACTGAGCCACACCGGCAACCTCGACAGCCCGTGGTTCTACCGCAAGCTGAAGACTGGCATCTTCGCTGTGTCTAACGGCGTTGTGTGGCAGAACCGGGTCTGGTTCATCGGGAACACCGGGCATCTGTACGCGGCATCGGCATCTGGAGTTGAAGAGGTCGGCACCTTTGACATCGAGCCCTACATTGAGGGGCGCACGATCAACGACACAATTCTCGGGTATGAGAAAGGCCACGCCTGCCTCTTCGCTTTCGAGCATGGGCAGACTGCCCCGTTCAAGCTCTACATGATCTCACCGGAGATGGACGCGGTCACTCACTTCCAACTCCCGGTCTACGATGATGACGATACTGACCTGGACCCCCAGCACGTTTTCCCGACGATTGACCCAGAGGTGCGGAGACTCGCTGCGGCATACGCTCAGCTCTCGACTGACGACACGAAGACCTACTCATCGTATGTCGATGCCGGGGCTGTCTCCACTGGTGTTGACACGCTCGATACCGGCATCACTGTCCCCTACCATGCCGTGATAGAGGGAGGGCAGGAGGAGTTGGTTAGAGAGGGTCTCAGGGCCATTGTGAGCGAGGTGGAGCTGGACACCTACAGCAACAACACAAATGCCGCAGTCAATCCTGATTTGACGTTCGAGGTCCAGGCCGAGCACCACTCGAGTTGGGTCTCTGGTGGGACCGATGTTGGCACCGCGAACATCACATCTGGCTCAACCACGATTGCTGGCACTACCACGGCGTGGTCACACATCCTTGGTGAAGACTCCGGGACCGTGTTCACTACACCTCGGCCAGCGGCGCTGTGCTCGTATACGAAGCTCACTGGAGGCTCTCACACGGCACTGGTCGAGACAACCGACTACACGATCTCTGGCACTCATCAGGTGACTCTCGTGGTTGGGCTGGTTGCTGGGACTGATCTCAACGCGCAGTGGCTTGGGAGCCCCGTCGTCACGACCGCTGCCAATGACTACTTCATTGGTGCCACTTCTGATAACGCCTATCGCATCTCTTCGATTGAGACAGCCACTTCGGCGACACTCGCCACCACTCCAACCGCGACTGAGGCGGCGGTACACGTTCCTGCTGGTCAGATTCCAGATGAGAGCGGAGAGGTTATCTTGGGAGTGGGATCGCAGGTTGGGCGCTTCCGTTGGAAGATTCGCATCATCCCCCGTGGTAGCGGTAAGGCTGATGCAGCCAAGGTCTCGAGTTTCGTAATCACCTACAGCTCCCTTGGGCGCGAACTGAAAAAGGATTCATGATGATCCAGAGGAAGAAGGCGCAGAAGAAAATCCACAGTCGTCCTCGCGGGGGTGGGTTGACGATTGGTGCCGGGGTTGAACCTCCAAGCTCTCCGGAGCAGGCACCGCAGATCCCCGGCGTACTTGGGACAACCGGGATCACTACGATGGATCGGCAGCAGACCGGGCAAATCCCGACATGGGAGAATCCTTGGGGCGGCGGGGGTTGGTATGACAGGCAGTTACCACAAATCCCAACATGGATGGGGGCGAGTGGAGCCGGGAGATACGACAGAATGATGTCCCCGTCCGGGATTGGGGATATGATCTGGGGCATGGGCGGTGGAAGCCCATGGGGACCAATGGGATAGGAGGCGGATGATGCCGATGAATGGCGGTGAGTTGTGGGAGATGGCGGGCGGCAGAGGCCCCATGAGGGCTGGCGGTCGCGTTGGTGGACCGCAGGCGGGTGGTGCTGGGTTTGTGGTACCTCCTCCTGGGCGTCCTGGATCTGGGGCTGCTCAGCAGCCTGGCGATGGCTCTCTTGAGCGGCTAGCTCAGGAACTTAGGAGGGCTGAGTCTCAGCTCTTCAGTGCCATGAACATGATCCCAAAGAATGAAGAGCAAGCCTACGCGAAAGAGCAGCAGGTATCGGCCTTGCAGACCAAGGTTGCATATCTTCAGGATAGGCTCCGTGAGATGCGCGAGCGGGTTGACTCCTTCAATGAGCAGCATGTGATGAGTCCGCAAGGGAGCCAGGGCCAAATGGGCACCCAGAGCACTGCTGGTCCTGGGGGCGGGACTTATGACCCGTTTGGCCGCGCCAGAAGGAGTGCTCAGCGCGGGCGGCAGCAATGGCCCGGCCCGCCATAAGGAGGCGTTATGTCTTACTGGGGACGAGACGGAAGATTCGGTGCCGGGATGCAGAACCCGAGCAGCTATGTTTCTCCAGGGAGGCCCCCGCAGGAGTTCTCTGGGCCGACCGGGGCAGACTTCAACTACCTGCTGCGACCGGGGAAGTCTTGGCGCCCTGACAGGCTGACAACCTCTCGCAAGCCTGACATGACGGCACTTCTGCGTTCTCTTGCTGGTCGTGGTGAGGGTGAGGGTGAAGGCGACTTCTCTTGGCGCAAGTGGTTCGAGGGCGAGATGCCGGGGGAGTACAGCGAGGATCTTGACGCCTCCGAGTTGAGCATCGACCCCATGGCCAAGGTTCACGCTGCCCGCCCTGTGATCGACAGGGAGCTTGACCGCAACATGGCCAATGTGGGGATGAGGCTCGGGATGGGCGGTGGGCTCACTGGTGGCGGGTACGCCACTGAGCTTGGTCAGGAAGCATCTGCCGCCACCGACAAGATCGGCTCCCTCATTGCTGACACCGTCCACGAGACTGCCCGTGAGCAAGCCGACCGGGAGCAGCAGTCGATCCAGAACCGCCTTGACCGCCTATTTGGTGGTTGGGGTCAGTACGGTGACTGGAAGATGCGCGCCGGGGAGAACGAGCAGGGGATGGGCGAACGCAGGGATGATCGGTGGAATCAGCAACTCCCGTACATCATGGAACTGATTGCCATGATGCAGGGGCAGGGCTACACAGCGAATCCGCAGGCTTACGCTGGCTTGTTCGGGTAGGAGGTGAGCTATGGCATACGGTAACTACTACAGCCGCCAGTGGCAGGAGCCCTGGTATCACGATCCCTTCGCCTGGATAGACGAGATGAGGCGTCGTCGGGACGAGGAGAAGCGAAACAAAATCCATCAGAGGGCTCAAGAGGCACAAGCTAAGATCCTCGAGCAGCAGGTGGAGTCCGGAATTCGTGGCTTCGGCAATATGGCCGGACTGGGGATGAGCGGGTTCGAGGGGCATGGTGGTGCCGAGGATGTAGTAGTCCCGATGGAGCCTGGCCAGGTTGGTCCTCCGGGTCCTCCAGGGATTGCTCAGCCTGACTCTGCCGAGGCCCGTCTGGCGAACACTGCTGCCATGGCCGAGAGGATGGGAGTGCGTCCAGAGGAGGTCAGTACTGCTTTGCAGATGATGGGCTCTATGGCCGGGGGAGGCCCCCCAGGCATGGCTGGCGGTGTGGGTGGCCCCCCCATGGGCACTTCCACATACGCCCAAGCTGAGGCGATGAACAAGAGGCGCGAGGCGGCTGAGGGTGAACTCAAGATGATGACCGAACGTCGAAAAGTTCTCGAGAGGGAGGCTGAGGAGGCATCTCCCGAGAAGGCCACAGGTCTGAAACAGGCCCTCGGCAACCTCGATGAAGAGATCATTCGGAAACAGGCCGAGATACAGGCACTCAACACCGCCATGAGAGGCATCACCTCTTCGCAGGGCGGGGTTGTGATCGGTGGGAAGACCTACGCGATGGGCGCAATCCCAGAGAAGCATCGGGGCTCGCTGAGCGGGGGCTTTGGGGAGCCGGCAGATCAGCCGGTGAGCGCCGAGGAGACTATGAAGAGGATCGGAGCCGGGCTTGGTGGCCCAGGTGATGCCCCTCCGGGTGGCCCAGGAACAGGGGATGGTTGGGGTAGCGAGGGTGTAGGGAGTGAAGACCAGCAGATTCAGCAGCTAGAGTCCATGGCTGAGCAGGCTGGGAAGGAGCGGGGGGTTGTACGTTACCTCTTGGAGCAGGGGTACACACTTGAGCAAATTGAGGAGATGCTCCAGACCGAACTTAGAAACCAGCCCGGGGAGTACAGTAGAGGGCCATTCTCCAAGGTTGAGGAGTTTCTGAGGGGCCTCAATTGGCAACATGGCGGTCGAGGTGGAGAGTAACCAATGTCCTCACTCGCCCCTTGGCCGGAGGTCGAGGCTCTAGCTAGACAGCGCGGCCTGACCCCGGAGGAGCTTGCGGAGCTTCGTCGTCGCTACATGGAAGAGATGTACGGCGAAGAGGCCGCTGCCGGCACACCCATCGGCCAGGTAGACCAGATCGTTCAGAAGCAGATAGGCTCTCCCGAGTGGACAAACCTAGCCCTCAAGAAGCTCATCGGGTCTGAGGGTTGGGACCAGCGCCCTGTAGACCAGCGACACCAGCTTTTCAACAACCTTGTCCAGCAGTCTACTGCTTTCGAGGGCCTCCCCCCGAAGTACCGTCAGGAGCTACGCAAGAAGGTAGTGATGGCTCCTGGGCTCTCTGAAGAGGGCACGGCGTGGACTGGTGCTCCTGCGCCACCAAAAACTCCAGAGGAAACCACACCATGGCAAGAGCTTATAAACCTGCTTCAGGTGCAATCTGGGGTGCTTGTTGCGGCTGCCCCTGACTTGATTGCTCAGGTCGCGCAGAAGCTTGGCAGTTCCCCTGAAGAGGTAGCCGGAGACCCAACGATTGCGTCTAGGCTCTACGAATTGGCAAGGCTGGCAAGAGAAGGCGCAAGGACCAGAGCACCGGGGCAGAGGGTCCATGGGCTAGAGGATGTCAAATCCACAAGGGATCTGGTCGATCTAATCGCTGCTGGCATTGGCGGTCAAATCCCGGTCGTTCTTGGTGCTGGCCTTGCTGGTCTTGGTGGGTTTGTCGCTGGTGGTCCAGTCGGGGCCGGTGTTGCCGCAGGCGCTCTTGAGGGCGCGGTTGAGGCTGGGGAGATATCTTCCCAAATCCAAGAGGAAAGCGGAGCGCCATCTCCAGGCATTTCACTCACTGGCGGTGCCATTGCTGGCCTAATTGGTTCAGTCCCAATTTTCAACTTCTTTCGTAAGGTCCCCGGCGTTGGCAGGCCCCTGACTAACTTCATCATGAAACGGGTTTTGCCGCAGGTTGCGATAGAAGCCAGTGAAGAGGCCCTTCAGACCATCGTAGAACGGGCCACGGTGGACTGGGCGCACGCTCACAGGGGAGATCTCGAGAAGATCAAACTCACCACCCATGAGGGCAGAGTCGAGACCGCATGGGAGGTCGCTAACGCTAGTTTCCTTGGTGGGCTCATCGGTGGTGGCATGGGTATGGGCAGGCAGGCAGAGACCGCCCCTGGTGCTGAAACTGCCCCTGTGCAGCCTGAGACAGCCCCAGAGGCCATTGAGGGGCAACCCTCTGCCCTACCCATTGCCGAAGCTCCAGAAGCCGTTACAGGGCCACAGGAGCCCTCTATTGCGTTCGTGGGAGGCATTGAGGACGCTAGAGCGGAGCGTATCCCGAAGTGGGTGCCGCAGCATCTTGTAGGGCAGTGGGTAGAGGGTGAGGTTAGCAATGACGAAGTGGCGTTCGCTGCTGATGATCCGAAGGTTGGCCTCGCTGAGCTTGAGGCTGCGGAGGAGGAAGCCCGTCTCCTGGTTGAGAAGGGGCGTGTAGCGACTCCTGAGATTGCCGAGAAGGCCGGGGTTGAGGAGGGGGCGGCAGCAGTGCCGGTGCCCCCGGTTGAGCCTCGTGAAGAGACCGCTGTAACCGAGGTGAGGGCGGAGCCTCTCACTGAGGAGATCCCGGCTAAGCCAGAGCGTACCCCCCTCGCAGACATTTCTCAGGCAGAGGAGCCTGCACCAGATCTACCACCAGAGCAGTTCACTCCAGCCCAATGGCGCAAGTTCCCACAGAGAAGGCCGGAGGGTGTGATTCGTAAGAGGTGGCAGGGCTATGGCGGGAAGGTCGCCCGCCGCCTTGATCAGGCTGTAGATGTCGCTCATGCCCTGACTATCGACGAGGCTTTGGAGGTTGGCAGGCCAGTGTCGGCTGCGGCGCTTGAGGAATACAAGATCAAGCCCCCTGATGGATGGTCTCGTGATGGGGACATGATGATCCCTCCTTCACGCGAGACGCTACCTGGAGTCCGTGTCGAAACTCAGTCCGGAAAGGTTCCACGTGAAACTCAGCCTGCGGTGGTGCCAGAGGAAGAGGAATGGAGGACCATAGAGGAAAAGGAGACACCCCCAACAAGAAGGGAGCGCCTCGCTGCGCTGGCAGACAAGCCAGGGCGTGAGAAGTTGGAAGGATACCTTGAGATCCTCAACAAGCAGATAGCCGATGTTGATAGGTTCGAGGTAGAGATTCGCAAAGAAATGGCTGAGAGCAGAGACCAGAGGTTCATCAGATCCCAGACCGAGAACCTTGAGTCGCAGATGAAAGATCGTGAGGGTTGGATTGAGGTTCGCGAAGAGGTTGAGCGCCGGCTCGCTGGTATTCTCCAAGAGGGTAGCCCCGCCATGGTGCCGAGGGAAACGGAGCCTGGATTCATCCCCAGGGAGGAGTACTACGACTCAGACACAACCGCCTCTCCGACCCCAGAGGATTTGCGCTCAAGGGCGGCTGATCGCCCCCTCACTGAGCAGCAGAGGGAGGAGATGCGGCGAGATCAGGAAGAGGCCGATGCTGCGGAACGTAGGGAGCGCATTGCCGCCCAGAAGGCTGAGAGCCCACGGTACAAGATCCGTCAGCGTGTCCGCGAAATGGGTGGTATCAATCCGACGAGGGAAGTTTTCAACACGCTTCAGGGTCAGAAAACCAACTCTTTCAAGGATGTCCTCAAGCGCACCTCGAGAGCGTTCAAGCGCAAGGGTTCCAAGTTCTCCTACGATCAGGTGCTCAAGTCTGTGATCGAAGCTGGACTGATGCCTGCCAATGCCACCGAGGACATGCTTGGTGACATCTTGGCCGAGGGGAGCCCTGCGTATGAGATGGGCGAAACCAAGGGCGCGGCTCTTCCTCAAGCCCTAGAAGCCAAGGAAACCGGCCCCCTTCGCGCCACCATGGATGCCCTGCGCTCTGGGGTGCAGGAGCACATTGCCGCCCGCACAGACATCGACGAGGCTACAAGGGCTCGCTATCAGAACATCCGCATCGGCAGGGTAGACCCAGACTCCAACATCGAGAGAGCCGCTGTGAAGTGGGCTGCTCAGCGTGGGAATGAGCTTGTCTTTTTCGAGGCGTCTGAGGATCTGCCAATCAGCGGTATCAGGCTGAAGCCTGGGCTGATCGCAGTGAGGAAGGGTCAGAAGCCAGCCGCGATGGTGGCCTCAATGGCCCATGAGAGCATCCACGCTCTTGAGGAGCAGAGCCCTGGCCTCTGGAACGAGTTCACGCAGTTTGTCAGGGAGAGCACGCCTAGCGTGTGGGCTGATGCTCAGAAGATGGCTGAGGAGAAGCTGCGTAAAATAGGCCGTGAGCCCTCGCAGAAGGACATTCTGAGAGAGACTGCCACCTATGCCCTCACCATGTCCCCAGATCAAGTCTGGGAGGCTCTAGCGGCTGATTTGGGGCAAACCCAGAAGACCCCCGTGCGACAGAGGCTTGCTGACCGCATCTACCAGATCCTCCGCACTATCGACAAGGCGCTGGGCACCAACCTACTCTCAGGCAACCGTGAGCGTGACATGCGTATCGTGGCTCAGCAGTTCCGGGAGACGATGGAGAAGATCAAGGGTCCTGAGCGTGCCGAGATCGCTCCTCCTGGTGCGCAGCTATTCGCGGGGGCGAGGGCTCAGTACGAGATCCGTGATGAGGGTGGCCAGATCATCCATGCTACTTCTGAGAATCTGACTACAGAACAGAAGAGGGTGCTATCAGACGCGAAGATGAAGGCAGATGCCACCGTGAGTGAGTGGGCACTCGAGGCGCCAGGCAGGAAGCCAAACACCGAGGAGTGGGCCGGCGTATGGCAGCGGGCGCACAACCTTGCTCTGACCCGTGCCGGCTGGAGTGTCAAGGACATCGCCAGGGCTCCACAGGCGAAGAAGGCTCCTCCTACTCCAAGGCCCCAGCCGAGCCCCTACGCCATGTACGAGATCAAGGGTGAGGCGCCTGCGCAGGTTGCCGATGTCGAGACCGCACGGCAGACGTTCATGCGGAAGGTGGTGGACAAGTACTACCCATGGCTGACCGCTCAGACGAAGATTGCCGGTGAGAAGGTTGCTGCTGCACTTGACGTTCACACTGCGCTTGGGAGCCTTGTGGGCAAGGCCGGCGCACGCATCACGTTCTTTGAGAAGAAGTACGTTGAGCCGTTGATGAACGCCATTGGTGAACTACGGCCTGACAAGGTGGAGTACACCAGGGAGAACGAGAAGGGCGAAACAGAGTCGCTGACAGGCATAGAGGCGTGGGACATGGCTGTCCATGACTTCCTCTACGCTCGCCATGCCAAGGAGCGCAACGCTCGTATCTTCAAGGACATATACACTCGGCGTGTTGAGAAGCTAGAGAGTCAAATCAAGAAGGGGCGCCCAGACTCGAAGAGAACCAAGAAGCTCCAGAAAGACCTTGAGACTCTGAAAGCGAAGGAGGAGAGCTACAAGTCACTCTCAGGCATGAGTGATGCCGAGGCGCAGAAGATCCTCGACACCATGAAAGAGAAGGGCTGGGTTGAGTGGGAGACGAAGGATGGAGAGATCACCTACAAGGGCAAGCTGGGAACCATTGGTAAGCGGTTCTCCGACATGGAGCAATTCAAGATCCAGACCCTTGTCCAGTACGGGTTGCTGTCAGAAGAGGTGGCGAACCGGTGGCGCGGCTACAAGTACTACGCTCCGCTGAAGGGTCGCACGCCCACCATCAAGGACCGCATAAAGGGTCTTGAGGACATCCTGACGCCCGAGCTGCAAGAGCAGTTGAGCCCAGTGGTGGTGGAACTCCTCGGCGGCAAGAAGGGGGCTGTATCAACCGAGGGCGGGCAGGGCATCAGCGCCACCTACAAGGCTCGCAGGGCGCTTGGTAGGGTCGAGCGGGCGCAGAACATGATCATCCCGCAGCTCGTGAGTGACGTGCAGTCAGCAATCAAGTCGGGTGAGGAGAACCGCGTCAAGGTCACGCTGCTGAAGTTCGCAGAGAAGCACCTCAACGCTATCAACGACCAGGGTGATCCCCTTTTCGAGATAGACAAGAAGGTGTGGCGCAAGGTCGCCAACGAGGATGGGACGATTGACTGGCGGCATTCGAGCGACTGGGCCGCTAGCATCATGAGCCAGGGTCGGAACAACGTCATCCCAATCAGGGTTAAGGGTGAGGACGTTTACCTCACGATCAACCATGTGCGGCTGGCCTCTGCTCTTCAGAACCTCAACGCGCCGAAGCTGAAAAAGGGCATGCGCACCCTGGCAGCGTTCACTCGCATCCTCTCTGGGTTGGCTACGAAGTGGAACCCTCAGTTCCTTTTCAGCAACGCGATTCGTGACATTCAGACTGCGAAGATCAACCTCACCAACGAGCAGTACAAGAAGGTCAAGGCCAAGCTGTTCCGCGACTACCTCAAGAGTCTCCAGGCGGTGTACAAGTCGCTTGAGTCTGACGGGACCTTGACGGGTGAATGGAACGAGGCTGCGACTCTCTGGCGTGAGCACGGCGGCAAGGTGGAGTTCTGGGCTCTCCCGGACCTCGACCGCCAGATGAAGAAGCTCCAGAAGATGGCCGCTGACTCTGCCGGCGACAGGCATCTCATCGCTCGCTGGACATCGGCGCTGCTCAACACATTCGAGAACGCGCAGACATCGGTGGAGAACGCCACCAGGCTGATTGTGTTCAAGGCTGCGGTGGATGCTGGAGTTGACCCCCGTAAAGCGGCGAAGCTGAGCCGTAACATCACCGTTGACTTCAATCAGTCCGGTGAGTGGGGCAGCACGATCTCCGCTGTGTACATGTTCGCCAACGCCTCTATTCAGGGCTCTGCCATCGCTCTGCGCACCATGCTCGGATCGAAGAAGGGTCAAGCGATTGCTGTTGGGCTGGGGATGATGGGCTACGGCGCCGCTCAGCTTGCTCGAGCCATGGGTGGCGAGGACGACGACGGTATCCCCTACTACGAGAAGGTGCCCGAGTTCGTGAGAGAGCGCAACTTCGTGATCATGCGCCCAGGCACCGAAGGGAAGTACTACAAGATACCCCTGCCGTATGGGTTCAACGTTCCGTGGGTGATCGGGAACCAGTTCTACTCGATGTTCCAGGAGGACAAGGACCCGGTTACGGCATCTCTGGATATTTTCTCGGCCTTTGTGACTGCATTCAACCCGCTTGGCGACGTTGACTTCAAGGACGACGAACAGGTCAAGGCACTTGCCCAGACTGTGATGCCTTCTGCCGCCAAGCCAATCATGGACATTGCTCTTAACCGGAACTGGTACGGGGGGCCGATTGCTCCCGAGAACAGAGGGTGGACAAAGTACGAGCAGGCTGGCGGGAAACCTCCTGACTACACTAGGTACTTCAACAGTGCCAGGGGGGCCAGTAAGGCGATCACTGAGATGCTTGCCAAGTTGGGAGGGGTTGAGGCTGCGACCCAGAGTGAGAATGCTCTAGGCCGCTACCTGGACATGAGTCCTGAGAACATGGACTACCTCTTCGACTACTACACCTCCGGTGCGGGCAAGTTCATCGTTGACACTGGCGCGGCGATTTGGAACGCCACCAAGGGTGGTGACAGGCTACCGATCCGGCGAATCCCGATGCTTCGTGCTCTCATGGGTGAGAAGAATGAATGGTTCGACTCGACACTGTTCTACGCGAACCTAGAAACCATCTACGGTGCCGAGGAAGATGTTAAATGGTTGAAGGAGAACGCTCCAACGCAAGTTGAGGAGTATGCGGAGCGTAAGAAGGCGGCTTTGCTTCTGCTGAGGAGGGCTGCGGTTTACCGCAAGAAGCTGAAGAAGGCCAAGACAGCAGCCGAGAGGGATCGACTCATGCGTGAGTTCAATCGGCTGGCAAGGGAGGCTGGCGTATGACTGACAAAGAACTCGCTACTGCTGTTGCTGAAGCCGTTATGCAAAGAATGGACGCCAAGGCGCGACCGATCAAGGAGTGTAAGTTCATCTTTGAGGGGTTTGAGGAGCGTCAACGCGAACACACTGAAACCCTGAAGCAGACCACCACCGCCCAAACCAATCTACTCCGCATGATCGAGAAGGTGAAGTCCGACTACGAGCACACCAGAGAGAACGTCGAGAACAACGAGGCCAAGATTGAGCACCTGTCATACCAGCACCACACACTCAAGGACAGCATGACCGACAAGCTGTCGAGGTTCAAAACCAATATCGCCACCATCGCCGCTCCCGTAGCTCTTCTCACCAGCTTGGTTGTGATCATCATTGCGCTACTCCTGAAGAGTTGATGTACACTGATTGCAGGAGGTAGACATGATTCAGTTTGCAGACCCCCCTGACTCATTGATCCTTCACTGCTCTGCTGGTCCTGACCGGAAGCTCGAGGACTGGCCGTCTGTGATCTCGTATCACGTCAATGACCGTGGTTGGGATGATGTCGGCTACCACTATGGGATCGAGTGGATTGACAACGAGATTGTGCTCCATGCCGGTAGGCCGGTCTGGGCCGTAGGGGCTCACTGCCGAGCCAACGGCATGAACCATCGCGCTATCGGGATCTGCATCATCGGGGAGTTCGACGTAGAGCCCCCCAGGCGCACTGAGTGGTGGGCTGTGGCTGATGCCCTTGCCTGGCTCTCTCTCGTGCATAGGATCGCTCCTGAGCGTGTTTTCGGGCACTCTGAGCACGAGGCCGGTAAGACGTGCCCTGGCCTGATGTGGGACATGGACGAGATGAGGGCTGCGGTAGATGGAGCCCTGTCAGATGGACACCGACCTAACCTCGTTCTTGGGTGGACAGTGATATGAGGGGTGACTACCGCTCCGGACCACAACAGGATGACGATCTCGGGCTAGGCTGCATCCTCGTCATTGGCTTCATCTTCATCATCCTGGTGATCGCCATGACGTGTCAGGGAGAGGACGCGGGCGGCTCATACGACCTTTCGGCGCTAGGTTCCCAGGGAAGCCCAATCGGCTACATTTGGGAGGTCCAGCCACCGGGGGACACTTGGCGCACCATTTCCACAGAGCCCGTGACAACCTATGTCTTCGCTGACGTTGGCACCTATGGCATCAGGCTGACGGCGCAGTACGCCCATGATGTCCTTGGTTCCCCATGGTCGTCTACTGCCATGGTCGAGATCGAGAGCGTATCGCTATTCTCTGATGGGTTTGAGTCAGGGGACACGTCGGCTTGGGATAACACGCATGAGTAACGGAGGTTTCACCGCTGGGAAATACCCTGCTCCCCGCCCCTGGTGGTGAGCCTCCACTTTTTGACGGGAGGACACAATGAGTGACTGGGAAACTATGAGCGATGGAGACAAGATCGAGGAACTGAAGACTGGACAGGATGTGCTGACTGAGAAGGTGGACAACCTTGAGGCATACGCCTACGGGCCACCGGCTGAGGCGGTTGAGGAGGATGCGTCAATGTGGGAGGGGGTTGTTCCGGCTGAAGATAGGTCGGTTGAAATCATCGCCTGCCTGAAGGCGTGGGCTGCTGAAGAGGAACCAATCTCTGCCAAGGATGTGGCGATCAGGCTCGAAATTATGGTTGACTGCGCCTCCCCGAACCCCATCAACAACGCCACGCCGATTCACATCGCCCCCCACGCCAAGACTGCTCTGAAAGCACTCGGGTTGTACGACGGCCGAGACCTCGCCGCTGTCCTCTGCTGCCTGAAGTACGGATGTGAAGCTGCGTATGGGGAACTCGCAAGCACATTTGGTGATTACCAGACCCTCCCCAATGGGAACCGTGTGTACAACGAGAAGAATGTTGCTGATGCCGTCTCTGCCCTAGGTGACGCCTTCTACAAGCTAGGGATGGCCCTTGGTGGCCCTGGAAATCCAGTGCGTCCTGACCGTGAGCCTGACACTAGCGGGAGTGGGTCACCCTCGACCCCAATCGACCCATGAGCACGGTTAACTGGCTGCTACTGCTATGCGGGCTCGTACTGGGATTCACGACGGCGGCTATCTTGGCCCTCTTCATGAAGGAGTGGCTGGAGAGGCAGAGGGCCTCTATCATGAGGCGAGTGCCGGGATGGCTGGGAGGTGGAGGATGAGTTGGCTCCCGCGCTTCATCGGCAGCGCAGGAGGGCGCAAGTTCCTCTTCGTGGTCGTCGTCCTTGTCCTCTCATCTGCGGCGCTGTACATCGACAAGATCAACGGTGGGCAGTGGGTTGATCTTTTGAAGTGGGTTGGTGGCAGCTTCATGGTCTCTGCTGCGGCTGAGGGCGTTGCCGGTCGGCTCAACGGCAAGCCACCAAAGCCGAAGACGCCATGATCGACTATCTCAGTGTCGCTAAGAAGCTCCTACCCGTTGCCGGTCTGCTCATCCTCGTCCTTGTGGGATGGAAGGCCGCTAACGTTTGGGAGGAACGGAAACAACTCAGAACCGAGAACCGATCCCTGCGCCAACAGCTCGCGCTCTACAGGACAAACGCTGAGAGACTGGAACTCTGCCTGGCTGAGAGCACTCGCTGTCTTGAACGAGTGGACGAGATCGAAGCAATCAACAGTGCATGGTCAGAAGAGATCGACAGACTGAGGGCGACCCCCCCTGAGAGGGTCGAGGTCCCGGTAGAGGTGGCCGCTCCTGGCACACCATGCTCTCAGGCGGTCTCTGAGGCCCGTGAATGGCTTTTAGCCCATCCCCCTAGCCCCTACCCTGGGGAGGCACCATGAAATTGATTCTAGGGCTCTCAGTGCTCTCTATTGCGGTGTTGGGGGCAGGTTGTGCGTCTACGGTGAACTGCGATCCCTCCTGCTGTGCAGATTGCCCTGCGGAGGTGGTCTACGTAGAGGGGGCTCCTCGCGAGATCACACTCAGGACTCCGAACATTGTGATCCCTGAGCCTGTCGAGCGGCCGGCTGATTTGACGGGTGAGGGTGATGACGCGGCGTGGATACGCGCTGCACTGGTTTACATTACGGCTCTTGAGCACTTGTCTCACACCGCTGTGCTCGAGCTGTTGTCGGTCAAGTCGGCTCTCGGGGCCATTACTCCTCCGGCGCCGGTTGAGCCTCCTGACTGATTCTTTTCCCGGTTGACGTCGGGGTTGTCTCGGCGTCTCCTCCCGGACCGGGGTTCTTCGGAGCCCCGGTTTTTTCTTCGATGCAGAGTTCATTCATAATCTCGGATATCGTTTCATCCATGGCGTGGATTGAGCACCAGAGTTGACGCCGGCAGAGGACGGACCTCGTGACCTCCCGCACCCGCTCTGGCGTGATGCGTCGGTCGCGCTCGGCTTCGGTCTTCTCAGAGAATCTATGCCACCAAGCTGAGTCCTCCTTGGCCAATTTCGCCTCTAGGTGCTTCCTTCGCACCGCTTGCTTGAGCTGTCTGATGATGCGCTGTTTCCGCAGTACCGTCTCCACTTGACGGTCAGTGACAATCTCAAGCCCTTCAATCCGCCGGTCACGCTCGTCGAGGATGTCCTGCGTATCCATCGCTGCGTCCTGCTGAGACTTGACTCGGGCCTCGGCAATCTGCATCCTGCCGTTGTACTCGTCGAGCCGTTGCACTGGGTCGATCCCGCCACGCAGGAGCGTGTAGGCGGTTTTGAGGTCGCGGTAGTCTGCTTCCGACTCCTCGGCGCGGGCGAGATCCCTCTCCCACTGGTCAGCGCACGCACGCATGAGGCTACGGTGGTCCTCGTCGTTTGTGGTGTACTCGCCGCCGCAGTCTATGTAGATCGTTTCCGGGGTGTGGCGGTGCTCACTCATCATTCCCCCTTCAGCGTTTCGTTGATCTCGCAGAACAGCTCTTCCCCGCCCTCACTGCCGTCGAGGTGGTCTTGGCAGCGGGAGAGGAGGTTCTCGAGGGTCAACACGCGCAGGGATGTGGTGCGTTCGTCGTCGGCACACGCTTCGCAACTATCAGGCCCTCGCGGTCCGAGCCTGCTTCCCGGCTTGAGTTCCTGCATACAGGTGTGGTCGTCGCTTCGTTCGTCGGTCATGGCGTCACCTCCTCAGCCGGGAACGTCACGTCGTAGTGACGAGCAGCGGTCCGCGTCTCTCTTCCATCGTGGTGCTCGATGCAGAGGTATGGGACCATCCCCATTTCGCCGGCCTCGGAGTACAGGCGGATTCGCTTTACCGTGTGTTCGCTTTCAGCCCCAACAATCCACGAGGATTCGCCGTCCGGGCTCCACACTGAAATAACTTCCCGCTCATTCATGCTGCTGTGTGCCATCGGTGTAATGCTCACCCTGTCACCTCCACTCGTCCCACCCCGACGCCCCAGGCCCGCGCTTCTCGGTCGTTGACGATTAGGGAGCGGGTGGTCATGGTGTTACTCCAGTCATGCGCTTCCGTAACGAAACGAATAGAAGCACCCCTCGGCATCGTTTACGATGAACCCCATTTCCTCCAGTCTAGAAATGTCCTCGGCACTGACATTTGCTGGGTCTATTCCACAGATTGTGAGTTCATCGTGTTCGCAGTGTGTTGGGTACTTCGGGTTACCGTACTTGCGGAATATCGTAAGAGCAGAAATAAGCTCGTCAAGACTTGACACGCGTCACCTCCTCCGCGATAGCTCGCGCCAGGATCGCGGCTGCGTCGTGACGGTCGAGGAGATTCTCGAAATGGATGATCTCGTAATCTCTCTCGAGAGCGTCGGCTATATCAGCCATCGTCTTCCTCCGCGTCGGGCAGTTGGTCTATTTCGGCAGTGATGAACTTCACGAAACCAATCGCAGCTTCTCGGTTAAACAGAACCTCTGCGCAGGACGTGCGCCCCCATTTCAGAACTTGCCAAGCCGCCTTGAGCCTCTGCCAGAACGGCGGGTCGCCGATGTCGGTCCACCACGAAAACGAAACGTATGAATCGAGATCATCCCCATAGAACGCAACTGCGTGACAGCCGCAATCGCATGGGAAGAACTTCAAGTCGTGTGGGAAGCTCATCACTCCCTCACCTTCAGCACCTCGACCAGCGCCATCGCGCACACCTCGGCGGGGGCGTGGCGGAGCCACTTCCGTTCCTGAAAGAGATCTGGCACACGTTTCTTGAGCTTCAGGGTGTACTGGAGCCCATCTAAGTAATCATCGAACTGCTCTGGCGTCAGCGTCTCCTCGATGGCGAACACCGTGTCGTGGGAGTCAATTGGGCTTGCAAGATCGTCTATCCCAACACGGCAACCATCGATCCACGCCGATATGGCGAGCTGTATAACGTGCGGGGGATCATCCGGCGACAGCGCGCGGGCCAGCACCTTGAGATCGTCTCTCTCCATAAGCCACCTCCATCACCACAAAGATAGGCGGTGCCAGCGCAGATGTCAACCCATAGCGCGTCGCACTTGACGCGGAGCGTGAGAGCATGTACATTGAATGCGGAGGTAAGATATGGAAGCAATCAGGTGCAAGCGTTGTGGGGAGTGGATTAACCTCAGTTACCCACAGGGGACCGATGGGGTCTGTGAGAAGTGCTGTCGTGAGATGGCTGCTCGCAGGGTCATTGGTGAGAGCCGTAACCTTGCTGCCATCCTCGGCCTCAAGGTCAGGTACATAGACAAGATGTGGTTTGTCTACGGGAGGGGTGGCCCTCGGCCCTTTGACGACGCTTGCTCAATGAGGGATTGGCTCAAGTACATCGCTGACGTGAAGCATGAGAGGGGGGAGAACCCATGCCAGCCGAAGAGAGACCCACTGACTGTGTGATGTTCTGGGATCGCGCCAAGGTGCTTGAGTGCGCTGACAGGCTGGGCCTGCTGGCGAGTGATGCCAATGGCGTCTTTAGGTTCACAGCGACCATCCTCGGCATCGCCTACGAGGCTGACACTGTAGACAAGGCTGTGATCTGGCTCAGGGGGTATGACGCTGGCCTGCGCACGTCAACTGCTGAGCTGGTCGCGGCCGTGAGCGGAAGGAGGGAGGATGAGGACACTTCGACAGCGCATTAGAGTGCACCATGTGTGGATCAGGAACCGCGACATAGCGATTGCCATTGGGGCTGAGTTTGGCCACAGGCCGGCGTCGAGCACCATCTCTGGCTACCTCGCAGGCCGGCGCCCTTGGCCAGTGCGGTACATCCCCACGCTGTACGAGTTCTTGCGCCAGCGCGGGCTGAGGGTGAGTAAGGTGGAGCTTGTGGAGCTGTGCGCGCAAACCATGGACGAGATTCAACTGATCGAAGGAGGAGACTGATGCCGAATGACGCAATCGTAGCAATGGACGAGGGCCGACTGCCGATGAGCCCCGAGCAGGTTCGGACGCAGGTGAACCACATTCAGAAGATCATGGAAGCGGTGATGCAGAAGGGGCATCACTACGGGATCATCCCTGGCACCAAGAAGCCGTCGCTCTGGAAACCCGGCGCCGAGAAGCTCCTCTCCACCTTTCACCTCTCTGTGGACTATGACGCTGAGGACCGCTCGGATCACTACGACCGTGACTATCTGGTCAAGGCAGTAGTGACCACCGCAGATGGCATCTTCGTTTGCTCCGCTCCAGGCACCTGTTCGACTCGCGAGGAGAAGTACGCGTGGAGAGCCGCTGTCTGCAAGGAGGAATGGGAGGAGACCGACGAGACCAAGCGCAGGACCAAGTACTACAAGGACGGCCGCAAGGTGCAGCAGGTTCGCAGCAACCCCGCTGACATGGACAACACGGTGATCAAGATGGCGCACAAGCGTGCCTATGTTGCCGTTGCCCTTCTCGCCACTGCCGCCTCTGACATCTTCACCCAAGACGTAGAGGATCTCCCTGAGCACCTCCTAGGAGGGCCTGAGCCCGCGCCTAAGCCCATCCAGACCCCCAAGCCTACTCCCACCCCTCCTCCGGCCCCAAAGCCAGCAGAAGAGCCCTCAGCGCCCCCCATGGCCACAGATGCGCCTGACCCACAAGAGCCCGTCCCCGCTGAGCCCGAGCCTGATGAGGAGTATCACGAGGAAGAGGCTAGCACCGGGAGCCTCACTGTGATCGGCGTGATCGAGGCGTTCTCCAAGAAGGCGGTGAAGAACGGGCATCGGTACGGGTTCAAGATCGTGGATCAGTGGTACAACACCTTCTCCGACACCTTTGGCGAGATGGGTGACTCCTGCAAGCGCACTGGTACTCCGGTCAAGATCGAGTACATCGAGAGCCAGTACGGCAAGGACATCCTAGAGATGGAGAGGTATCAGGCTGATGAGTGAGGCCGAGTTCCGCTACGACCCTGAGAAGCACGAGTACTGGCTTGGGGACGAACGGTTGCCAAGCGTGACCGAGGTGCTCCTCAAGGCTGGTCTCGTGGATGACACATGGTGGACTGAGTTCGGGAGGGTGCGGGGCTCTGCGGTGCACAAGGCGTGTGAGCTTTGGGACCTCGGCACCCTTGATCCGAAGACCGTAGACGACCGCATACAGCCCTACCTCGACGCTTGGAAGCGGTTTACCGAGGAGATGGAGCCTGCGTGGGACTTTGGGGAGGAGCCGGTGCACGACCCCCTTTGGAAGTACGCTGGCACCCTTGACCGCCTGGGACATGTGAGGAACCAGCCGAGGGCTACCCTCGTGGACATCAAGACGGGAGATCCGGGGAAGGCCACAGTCGTACAGATGGCGGCGTATGCCAATGCTGCAACAACTCGCCTTCCCTCTGCTGGCCTTACTCCAGACCTCATGGCCGTGCGCCTACAACCGGACGGGCAGTTCCGCTTGAGCATCTACCCATTCACGTCCGTCAAGACTCACTTCGCCGTGTTCACTGCGGCGCTGACACTACTGAGATGGAAAGGGGAGATCTGATGAAAGAGGGGAATGAGAAATGCTCATTCTGTGGGGTAAATAGATTCAAATGCAGGGTGCTAATAAAGGCATCGCCGAGAGTCTATATCTGTGAGAAGTGTGTTGTGACCTGTGTTGATATTCTCGCCAACAACACCCTCGTCGCAGGCTTCAAAAAGGAGGTCTCTAATGGCGACTGAAGCCCAGGACAAGATCACCGAGGTGGCGCAGGAGTGGCCTGAAACCGCCTCCGCACTCACCGTTAGCGACACTGGATCATACGAGGCCGGCGCCTTGCTCCTCAAAGGCATCAAGGCACTCAAGGCTGAGGCTGATGAAGTGTTCGACGAGACTATCAAGGCAGCGCACACAGCCCACAAGGCCGCTGTCGCCATGAAGAAGAAGGTCGTGGAGCCCCTCGACAAGGCCAAGCGCATCATCTCCGGCAAGATGGGCGAGTACCAGGAGCAGCTCGAGAGGGTCAGGCGTGAGGAGCAGCGGCGCCTTGAGGCCGAGGCACGAGCCCGTGAAGAGGAGCAGAGGCTTGCCGAGGCGGCTGCGGCTGAAGCTGCTGGGGATGCCGCCCTCGCAGACGAGATCCTCGATATGGAGCCTGAGACGCTCCCTGTGCCCATCGCGCAGGACCACGCACCCAAGGTAGAGGGGGTGGCCGTGAGGACGCTCTACAGCGCGGAGGTGGTCGATAAAGGGGCGCTCGTCAAATACATCTCAGCCAACGAGAGCTTGCATTATCTCATCAAGACCTTCGACACGGCAGCACTCAATCAAATGGCTCGCTCCCAGCGTCAGGCGTTCAAGCTCCCTGGGTGCAGGCTGGTGAAGAAGAAGTCGATTGCGAGTTAAGGAGGACGCATGAACTATGGAGATTTGCGAACAATCCAACAGAAGGTAGATGAAAACCCCGGGATCTCAATAAGCACCGTCCGTTGGTGGGTATTCAACGCGAAGGAAAATGGCCTTGACCGTGCCATTGTGAAAATCGGTGGCCGGGTCTACATCGACAATAAGAGGTTTGATGAGTGGGTTGAATCTCAAAGGCTTGTGGATTTGGAGGAAGCATGACACAGAAGCCATCAAAAATGTCAAAAAAGGCGAGCTTCCAACGGTTGATCAACGCTGCTCACAACTTTCTTGAGATGAAGCACAGCGCCGGGAATGTGCCTTGTGAGGCTAGTGAGATCACTGAGTTGATCGAAGCGTTGGATGAGGCTGTAGAGAACAGACCAGTTGGTGTATTCAAGCCGGGAAGGAAAGACGCATGAACATCCAAGAAACAATCGCAATCCCAGTCCGTGTCGAGCTTGAGCCCATGCCGGGCTGGGTAGGCACCTACGACCTCACCGGCATCTGCCTGCCATGGTGCCGCTTCCACCTGGAGGACTACACCCGTGGCTGCCGGCCCCCGAAGGACATGTACTACAACATCGTGACCAAGGAGCACAGCGCTGAGAAGCCAGCAGGCTGCACCTTCCACCTTGTGGTCAATCCGATGGGGTTCGTTGAGGGCGAGGCGCCTGAGCCGATGTACCAGAGGATCAGCGAGGGACCGCTGGCTGGGTGAGTTGACATCTCTCGCGCTTGGGCTTACACTTACACGTAGGAGGAAAGATGGATACTTGGGCCGACAGGGTAAAGGCTCTCAGAGTCAAACTGGGAATGACCCAACAGGAGTTTGCTGCTCGCCTTGGTTGCTCCTATGCAGTCATTCAGGCTTGGGAGCGTCAAGTCAAGAGACCAGACAGTTACCTAGCCACCAGGCTTGAGTTGCTTGAGGAATCAGCAGGGGCAGAGTCCGGGGGAGCCTGATGCCGCCCGATGGCATGATCGAGGTTGTCAATTGGGATCGCTACCAACACTACGGGAAGCGGAGACCACCTTGGATCAAGCTCTACAGGGAGCTGCTCGACAATATGGAGTTCGCGGCCCTCTCCGATTTTGCCGTCAGGGTCCTCATATTTGTGTGGCTAATCGCCAGCGAACGGGACGATGGACTCGTCTATGATGATAGCAAGATGCTAGCATTCAGAATTCGGGCTCCAAAAAAGCAAAAAGTTGAGCGGGCCTTGGAAGAGCTTGAAAACCAAGGGTTTATATCACGCGCTAGCACAGCGCTAGCGACTTGCAAGCAACATGCTAGCCCAGAGACAGAGACAGATCAGAGGCAGAGTGAGAGTAGAGACACACTAGAGAGTGCTAGCAACATGCTAGCAAATGGGGAGTACCCTCTTGAGTTCGAAGAGTTTTGGAAGGCGTACCCTCGGAAGGCCAGCAAGGGGGATGCCCTCAAAGCGTGGGGGCAGACGGCCAAGGAGAGACCACCACTCGACGAGTTGACCCTCAAGGTGGCCAACCTTGCTGCCAGCTACCAGTGGAAGCGCGAGGGTGGGCAGTTCATCCCATACCCCGCTAGCTGGCTCCGTGCCCACGGCTGGAACGACGAGGTAGGCACCAAGAACGCACCAGACGACAAACCACTCCGCAAGGAGTACGACGTCGAGGGCGACGAGGGCTTCATGAATATCGACGACGTTATTGAGCGGCAGCGTAGGGCGAAGGAGAGGGCTGATGGATCTTCTACCTGACAACATCATTGAGCGCGACGGCATCGAGTACCTCAAGCTCTCCACCACTGAGAAGCTGGCAATGGTTGGTGTGCCAACGTCTGACGTGCGTTGTCGCTGGGGTAACTGGGATGAGGATGTCAAGGGGATGACTCCAGACCTCATCAAGCTAATCGACTGGACAGTCAATGAGTGGGATCGCTCCTTCGATGTTTGGTGCGTCGTTCTCTCTGGCCCTGCCGGAAGGGGTAAGACTCACTTGGCCGTCTCCACCCTAGCTCGGATTGTCCCCAGGATGGGTGTGAGCACCTGTCGCTACCTTCGTTGGCTGCGCTTTCTCCAGGAGATCAAGGACACTTGGGGCAACGAGGGTGGGACCGAGAGTGTTGTGATACATGACGCTACGCGGGCCAGGTTCCTGGTCATCGACGACCTCGGCACTGAGGCCGATGAGCATAGCGCGACCGTCCCGGACTGGATCGTACAGCGTGCGTTCGCTGTTCTCGAGGCACGCAACCGTGAGCAAGCGGGAACCCTCATCACCACCAACCTCAGCCAGCGAGTGATCGGCAAGAGGTACGGCGAGCGGTTCCTTAGCCGGCTCCGTGGTGGCGGTATGTGGATTGAGTTCCCAGAGACGATCCCCGATCAACGTGGCAAACATGAGCTGGAGGAGTAAGAAATGACAACAGCAAAGAAGCGTCCCGTAGTGGTGTGTACCGACAAAGACAAGCGCGGTGTGTTCTTCGGCTGGGTGACAGGCCCAACCAAGGGCAAGGATGACCTCGTTCTCACCGACTGCCAGATGGTGGTGTACTGGTCGTTTGATGTCCAGGGTGTCCTCGGCCTTGCGGCGACAGGGCCTACTGAGGATTGCCGCATCTCGAAGTCCATCCCCAAGTTCGAGGTGCGCGGTGTCACCTGCGTGATGGACTGCACCGAAATGGCCGTCCTGGCCTGGGAGAAGCAGCCATGGGCAAGCTGAAGATCACCCAGAGACATCTCGACGCAGCCCGCAAGGCAGGAGCGTGCCGTGATCGCCTTGACGTTTTCAGTGTAGGAATGGATGTGACCGAACTCCGCCAGGATGATGTTGTGTGGCTTGAGGCCAACGCGCCAAGCCTTATTGCTGGAGCTGAGTCAGACATCAACCTGCCGCTTTGGGCAGTAGCGCGTGACGGTTACGGTGACGGTTACGGTTACGGTTACGGTGACGGTTACGGTTACGGTTACGGTGACGGTTACGGTTCCGGTTCCGGTTCCGGTTACGGTTACGGTTCCGGTTCACTGCTAAAGGAATTCCAATGACCCCCTACACCTGGCGCCTATGGCTGACGCTCCCGGTGCTACTCATGGCCCTCTTCGTCCCTTCTGCGTACTGGCACTTCTCGTGTGCTCTAGCGGGAGGTTCGCTCTCTGGGCTAGGTGCACTACGTGTAGCTACCTGGTGCGTTCTCGTGGGCTCTCTGTACCTTGCAGCGGCGTACTGCTGCTACAGGCTAGGGGAGTGGTTTGACCTGGAGGTAGACAATGATCTTTCTAGGCATTGATCCAGGGGCCAGCGGGGGGGTGGGAAATCTTAGTGTTCGCCTGTCTGATGGGAGACTGAGGAATTACCACGCAGATGGATTCAAGAACAAGACACCGCTTGAGATCTACCACATGATCCACTTTTCGCGGCCTGGGCAGGACGCGTTCGCCATCCTCGAGAAGGTCCACGCCATGCCCAAACAAGGCGTCAGCTCCACATTCAAGTTCGGTCAGTCATTCGGGATGCTCGAGGGGTATCTCGTAGCTGCTGGTATCCCGCATGAGCTAGTGTCCCCAGCCGTATGGCAACGCAAGCTCGGATGTCTCTCAAAGGGCGACAAGAACGTCACCAAGGCGGCAGCTCAACGGCTGTTCCCCGACATCAAGATCACCCACGCCACCGCTGATGCGCTCCTCCTCGCTGAGTATGGGCGCCGGATCTGGCATGAGAGGTATGGAGGGTAAACATGCGAGAGAGCGAATTTGAGAGCGAAGAATCGATTTTAGACCCCGACACGACCTCGGGTATGGACCAGGACCCCAGGAGCAGTCCTAGAGTCCCCAAGACCCCCTATGGGGGCAACCACAACAAATTGGAGCGACGTCGTAGACTCCCACATGAAATTCCCAACAGAAGGTACGCAATCATGAATTTTTGCAGGGAATGTCACGGATGGGAGCCAGACATGACTGGAACGCTCACGGAAGCGATTCGGAACTGCCCCGCCCCGAAGTGCTGGCTGTGGCCTTGGAGGAATGGGAAGGTGGATACCACTGTGGTGGATCATGGCTGAGTGCCGCCTCTGTGGATCTCCAGCAACTATTCACGTCAAGTGGTTTGAAGCTCCTAGCGCTGTGCTTTCGTTCTGTCGAGAGTGCAAGCACCAGGCTGATCACGCCAGGCGCTTCGTCCGCTCCGGTATGGTCGGTTCGGGCGAGTATGCGTTTGGGTTAGCTCAGGCTGCTCGCCCCACAGCTACGGGGATTAGGGCTATCGAGGCCGAGAAGGCCAAGCGATGTGCTTACTGTGGGCGAATGAGGAAATCCCACCACGAAACCTGCCCTGGCTGCGGCGCGTGATCCTGTGCTAGACTGACCTCGCTCCTAGTCTACCTCCAAGCGGACATGGAGAGGCCCCCTCGCTGGCAAACAGCTCGAGGGGGCCACCTTTTTGAGCAGGCGTGCGGGCTAGGGGGTTGAGTCCAACGCCTCCTGAAGAGCAGCATCTAGCTCATACTCGGCTTGCACAAGGTCTGCCTCTAGCTCCTCGATACGCGCTAGGAGCCACGGCACGTCATCCCTGGCGTGGGCGATGAAGGCGGCGTCAGCGTTTGACACGTACTCGTCCCCGATCATTTCTGATGACACCCATGGCCCCTCAGACGCATTCTCACACCTCTTGCGGATCTCCTCTAAACGGCTCATTAGATCTCCTCCATCCCCAGCCCGAACACCTTCCAAGGCCGGCATACGCCCTCGGCATCGGTGGCGATCTGCTTCACCAGGCCCTCGACACGCAGGAAATTAATCACCCTCCTGGCGTGCGTCCTAGTAACTCCCGCCTCCTCGGCAAGCGTCCTCGAGCTCAAGTTGTCATCAGTTGCGAGGTTCAACGCGATCTCCTCGCACGGTGGGCCGTCTCTCACTGTTCTCGGCATGGCTACCTCCCTACTACAAACTCTCGAGCAGCCCTGAACGTCGGGAAGTCCCTGCCAAGGTAGCTAGTGCGGCCGTAACTCCAAACCACCTCCCACTTCACGCGCTGGCGCTTCTTCCCCTTGATGGTTTGTGACCACCTAATGATCTTCCAGACCTCGAACCTGGACGGTATCG